TCGAGTCGTGGCGGCCGGGGTGCGGCCGCGGAATGGAGGGATGCGCTGTGAGCGCGATTCAAGGGTTCGCTGCGGTGCCGACGTGGATGCTGCGGGACAAGTCGATCAGGCGGACGGCGCTGCTCGTGTATGCGTCGCTCTCCTCGCGGTCGGGGCTGGGTGCGATCCATCCGTCGCAGGCGACCATCGCCGAGGAGGCCGGTGTGTCTGAGCGCACGGTGCGGTCTGTGCTCGGGGAGCTGGTGGAGCTGGGTGTGGTGGTGCGGGTGGCTCGTCGTGGCTCTGAGGGGCGTGCGACGGGGTTGTCTGATGCGTATGTGCTGCACCCGAATGGGCGCCTTGAGGGATCGGCAAATTCTGCCGGTCGCTTTAAGGGACCGGAAGAAGGGACCGGCAAATCGGCGCATTCGCCCCTATATGAGGTAGAGAACAGTGAGGTAAGCGCGCGCAGGCCGAGGTCGAAGGGTGCTGTGGCGCTGCCGGCGTCGTGGGTTCCGACTCCTGAGCATCGGGCTCGTGCTGCTGCCGCCGGTGTCGATCTGGATCGTGAGGTGGAGGCGTTCCGGCTCCATGCGGAGGCGAACGGGCGGCGGCTGGTGAACTGGAACGCGGGGTTCCACCAGTGGCTGCTGCGGGCTCGGCCGGCGGTGGCTGCTGCGGCGTCCGAGGGCGTGCTCGCGGGGTGGCGTCCGGGCGATGAGTGGATGGGGCTGAGCCGGTGAGCGACACGCTGCCGGAGAAAGCGGTCATCGGGGCGCTGCTCGCGGACGTGCGGGTGCTGCGCTCGGTGCAGGCCGAGGTCGTGCCGTCCGACTTCTTCGACCAGCGGCTCGGGGCGATCTACGCGGGGATCACCCGGATGGTCGCCGAGGGTGAGCCGGTGGACTACATCACGGTCGGTGACTCGCTGGCGTCGTGGGACGTGCGGGGAATCGACCTGATGGACCTGCACAGGTGGTCGCAGGCGGTCCCGTCGGCGCTGTCCGCGGCGTACTACGCGGGGATGGTCCGGGCGTCGGCGCTCGGCCGCGGACTGTCGCAGATCGCCGGCAGGCTCGGCGGCGACGAGGACGCGGGTATCCGGCTGACGCGAGGGCTCGAGGAGCTGCGGGAGCTGCGGGACCGGCTGGCGGCCGGCGCGGGTGCTGCTCCGCTGCGGCTGCTGCGCGAGGTGCTCGATGTCGATGCGTCGGTGGACCGGTACGACTGGGTGGTGCCGGGGCTGCTGGAACGTCGGGATCGGCTGATGCTGACGGGCTCGGAGGGTGGCGGGAAGTCGACGCTGCTGCGGCAGATCGCGCTCATGGCTGCGTCGGGGCTGCAACCGTTCACGGTGGAGGCGGTGGAGCCGGTGTCGGTGCTGGTGGTCGATGCGGAGAACTCGGAGAGGCAGTGGCGGCGTGCGGTGCGGTCGCTCGCGGCGGACTGTGCGCTGATCGGGGTGGGCGATCCGAGGGACCGGCTGCGGGTGGACTTCCGGTCGCGGCTGAACCTGACGAGCGCGGCCGACCTCGGCGAGGTGCATCGGATGATCGACGTGGCGCAGCCGGACCTGCTGCTGATCGGGCCGCTGTACCGGCTGGTGCCGCGGGCGATCAAGGATGACGATGATGCGGCTCCGGTGCTCGCGGCGCTCGACTCGCTGCGGGAGCGTGATCTGACGCTGATGATCGAGGCGCACGCCGGGCACACGCAGGGCGCTCATGGGGGGCGCGACCTGCGGCCGCGTGGCTCGTCGGCGCTGCTCGGGTGGCCGGAGTTCGGGCTGGGGATCGCGAAGCCGGACAAGCCGGGCGACCCGTTCCGGCTGCTCCGCTGGCGTGGTGACCGCGATGAGCGGCACTGGCCGACCGAGCTGACGTCGAAGAAGCTGCAGGGGCAGCGGTGGCCGTGGGAACCCACGGGGTCGTACCTGGCTCACTACACACCGGCGACGCTTGTCTGAGCGCGCCACTAACGATGGGAAGAACGATGGAGAAGATCACGAGGACGGCGACGGTGGAGGTGGCGACGGTCGAGGTGACCGACGCGTACCTGATCGACGTCGTGGTGCGCGGTCCGCTCGACGGACTTGAGGCGCGGATGCTCGCGCGGATGGTCGGCGAGGCGGCAGAGGAGGTGCTGCAGATCATGACGACGGACGAGAGGGCTCGTGTGATCCACGGGTTCGATGTCGCGGGGCTGCGGTCGGAGGTGTCCGGTGGCTGACGGGGCTCGGGCTCGCGCGCTCGCTGCGCTCGCCGAGGTGCGGCCGCCCGCGGGCCGCTCGTCGCTGTCGAACACGCAGTGGCTCGCGGAGGCTCAGGTGTATGCGACGCTCGCGCTCGCCGAGCAGGTGGAGGTGGCGAACATGCTGCAGGTGCTCCATCTCGGGGCGCCGGCCGTCGAGGAGGACTCGAAGCCGACTGTGACGCCGGTGGCGGCCGAACGGCAGGCGCTCCGCAATGCGCTGCGGGCTCGCATCCGTGAGGGGCTCGGGCTGTGAGCGCGCCGGTCGTGGTGTGGTCGACGCCGGGGTGCCAGCGGTGCAGGGTGGTCGGGTTCCGACTGCAGGCTGCGGGTGTCGAGGTCGAGGTGCGCGACCTGACGCGGCCGGAGAACGCGGAGTCGGCGGACCGGCTGCGGGCGCTCGGGTTCTCCTCCGCTCCGGTGACGGAGTTCGGGGAGCGGCTGGTCGCCGGGTTCGTCCCGTCGGAGCTGGATGTGCTGATCGCCGAATGGAGGGCCGACAGGACGGCGCCAGGCGCGCGAACGCCAGAGGCCGTGGATGATTCGGTCAAGACGGAGGGTTCGCCCGCGAGGCGGGCACACGGCGCCGAATACCCGACGACGATGGTGGGGGGATGAGCGAATGGGTGATGGACGAGGCGGCTCGGGCTCGGGTCGACGCGGAGCTGGCGCGGATCGAGAAGAAGCACCAGGAGCTACCGCTGTGTCCCTGCGGGGCTCGGACGGCGAACCCCTCGGGGGTGTGCGGCCGGCGGACCCCAGCGCACGACGCGCTGGTGGCGGAGGCGAGGTGGAGGCGATGATCGAGCGGGCTGCTCGTGCGCTCGCGCGTGAGCACGCGGCGGTGCGGTGGGAGTCGTGGTCGGAGCTGGCGCGCGAGATGTTCCGGTCGCACGCTCGCGCGGTGCTCGCTGCTGTGGGGGTGCTGTCGTGATGGGTCCGGAGGAGCTGGCTCGGGCGTTCGGTTCGCGGTCGGGTGCGCGGCCGTCGTTCAGGGCCGAGTCGGAGGGTGATGATTTCCTGTTCGGTCCTCCGCCGGACGAACGGTATCGGGGCGTGCGGGCGCTGTTCAACGGTGACATGCACCTGATCGACCCGAGCTACGCTCCGCGGGAGGACTGGGTGGTCGTGGACGCCGAGACAATCGAACATGTGCGGCCGCGGGGTGAGCGATGAGCCTGTTTCGAGACGGTCGCGGAGGTCGAGGCGCTGCCGGACCGGCCGCTGCCGGTGCTGCGGGTTCCGCTCGCGTTCGACAACTCGGCGGTGAGTTCGTGCGTGGCGTGCGGACACGGTCGGATGCTGCATGTCCCCGAGGGGTCGACAATGCATTCCGCTCCGGTCCCGTGCCGGTGGGGTTCGTGCGACTGCGCGGAGCGGGTGATCCCGTGGCCGGCTCCGTCACGCATCCGACTGTCGCGCGCTGCGGGCTGGCGGATGCCGGTCGGCGCTGTGTCTGTCGCGCGGCCGCACCGCTACGGCAATCCGTTCGTGGTGGGCACGGCCGAGAACGGCGGGAACATCACGCGCGAGGCCGCGGTGGCGATGTTCGAGGCTGCGCTGCTCGACGGGCGGCTGCAGTTCGGGGTGTCTGAGGTCCGGTCCCGGCTGCGCGGCTGGACGCTCGGGTGCTGGTGCGCGCTGGACGCGGTGTGCCACGCGGACGTGCTGCTGCGGGTGGCGAACTCATGAGCGGGATGGACTCGTGGACGCGGCGCTACCAGTGGCACCTGGACGCGGTGCCGGGGCTGCTGCTGCAAGTGCGGGCGTCGGTGGTCCCGTTCTCCGCGGCTCCGCAAGGCGGCCGCGTGTCGGGCTCACGAGGTATCCCACTCCCGTTCCGGGTGGGTCCGATGGACGACGCGGACCTGCTGTGGTCGCTGCTCGTGCTGTATGCGACCGAAGTCGTGGAGCTGGTGGGCGGCTCCTCGCCGGCCGTGCTCCGCTCGTCGGTGGCAACGTGGACGGTCGGGGAGGCGCAAGGGCTGCGGGCTCGGATGGGCTCGGTCGCGGCCGCGCATGCTGCCGGCGACATCGTGGGGTGGCTGATCGGCCGCTCGTGGCTGATCGCCGGGTTCGAGGTGCTGCAGGAGTCGGAGGACCAACTGTTCGGGTTCGTACGGCGGCTGCGTCAGCAGTACGGGCTGGACGCGCTGACTCCGCGAGCTGGGCGCGCTCGGCTCTGCACGACGTGCGGGGAGCGGTCGGTGGTCGTGCATCACGCGACGTCACCGGCCGGCGAGGTGTTCAGGGTGTCGTGTCTGCGATGCGGACTGGTGTACGAGGAGGGAGTGTGGCGTGGAGCGGATGCTGACGTATCGGCAGGCGGCGTCGCGGGTGCGGCGCTCCGTGCGGACGATCAAGCGGTGGAGGCGTGACGGGCTCGTGATGGGCGTGGACGCGAAGGGCAGGCGGGTGGTCGCCGAGGCGGCGCTGCTCGCGTGGTTCCGGGATCGGCTGGATGCCGACCCGGTGCATCAACAGCGGATGCGAGTGGTTCGTGCCGCGGAGAAGGAGTGAACGATGGATCTACGTTTCCCAGGAAGCACGCCGCGCGTGTCGCGCTCGGACGTGCTCTACCCGACTGACCTGGTGGTGATCGACGGCGCGCAGTTCGAGGACGGTCTGCGGCGGCTCGTCGTCGGGTCGGATGTGTCCGACGAGTCAATGGTGGTGCTGCAGCGGGTGCTCTCCGATGAGCGGGACGCGCCGATGCGCTGGTCGTGCGTCCACGGGTGCAATGCGCCGACCGCTGTGTGTCTGGTTGACCACCGAGCGCCGTGATGTACAGCGAGCCGACAACGTGCCCAGGCTGCGGCAATCGGACCCTCGAATCGAGCGTCTACACGGACTACTGCACGAGCTGCGATTACGGGTTCTACTACCCCGGCGTCGGGGAGGCGGTCGCTGGTACTCTGGGTGAAGGTTCGGACGCCACATGACCGTGGGTCCGCAGACCCTCCGCCCACTACCCAACCCAGGAGGTTCTGCCATGATTACTGCTCGCTTCTACGTCGCCGCTATCCGCAAGTTCGCCGGTCAGGCTCAGGAGGGGTTCGCTGCTCCGGCTCCTCGCGCCGAGGTCGAGCTGCGGAACGTGTCGGGCAACAAGCCCGGCAACGCTGAGTGGGCGTCAGCCACTCCGCACGGCGTTCTCACGATGACGGTCGGGAACGCGGCCGCTGCTGCCCAGTTCGAGGAGTGGCTCGGCCGCGACGTCGAGATTACGATTGCGCTCCGCGACCCCGGCGAGTCTGCTTGACAGGGGTCCGGTGTCACCCCCGAAGATCAAGGTAGCTACTTCTGTCGGCCGGCTCCCCAATCCCCACGGGTCGAGCCGGCCGGTGGAGGCTCCCGCCGACACCGGGTAAGGTCGGCGGGTACGAGGACAGTGACCGGACCTCCAAGCGGTCGCGTGAACTCGAACGGACCCCGCTCGCGCGGAGTGCTCATCTTCCCGAGCACCACGCGGGCGGGGTCCACCATTCGCCGAGGGGGTGGGGCGTGGTCGACGTCGTGAGGACGAAGGAGTACCGCGACCTGATCGTGTCGTTCCGCGCGGGCTGCAAGGCCGGGAACGCTCCGTGCGGGATCTGCGGGCAACGGACCATCGACTATGACGCGCCGGCGAACACCCCGGATGCGTTCGAGGCGGACCACAAGATCAGCCGGCGACGGCGACCCGACCTCGCGCTCGAACCCTCGAACCTGCAGGCGTCGCACCACCGATGCAACCGCAACAAGGGCGCCGGTGACGCGTCGCCCGAGCTCGGCGAGGTGTCCGAGGACTGGTGAGATTCGAACACCGCCCGGCTCCGACATTGGGTGATCTGTTCGAGGCTGTACGCCCGACAGGCGCGTTGAGCGACCCGACCCAGGTGTGATGCCCAGACACGGCGGCCGCGTCACAGCGGCTCACACGCGGCCGCCAGATAGCGGTTTCGCCAGTACCCCGAACTCAGGGTGCCGTGGATGGTTGTTCCTTACCGGGGGTTGTCTCGCCAGACGGGCGTACACGGCCGTACAGCCCTATGAAAATCGGCGATATGGGGGAGGTCGGGACAGTGGCGAAGAACGAGCCCATCCACGGCGCGACCTGGCATGGCACCGTTGACGGGCTGCTCGACCTGCTGAGTGTTCGAGAGAAGGCTCGCGCTCGCGCTGCGGTCGCGCTCGCCACGCTGCAGCTCGAGCACCCCGAACTACGCGATGACAGGAACCTCATCACCGCCCGAAGGGAGCTACTGTGAGACGCCGGAACAAGGCATGGCACCCCCGGTTCTCCTGGCTCTGCATCATCGGCATCCACCGGGCAGGGATCGCATGGGAGGGAGGGCAACCCCTCACCGTGCAAGGCTACGGAACAGCCCCAGGGGGAGGGACCATCCACCAAGTGGTCGCATGCTCACTCTGCGGCACACGCCAACGACCAAGGAGGAGGCACCACCCGTGATGAACGACCGCGACCTCAACCGCCACCTCATCACCCCACCACCCCTCGACGGAACACCCGTCGACATCACACTCGGGTCCGGTGGTCCAACCGTGGGACGGGCAACCTACCGAACCACCACCGGACCCGACACCCCAGGGGACCCCACCCCACCCAACCCCAACACCGAACCCCACCCCGGCACCCACCCCTCAACGAACTAACCCACAGGGGAAGGGCCACCCAATCACCACCCCACCCACCCCCCAAGCAACCACCGGGAGCTGATCGTCCCTCCCCGGTGGGGCTCCCCCATCACGCGGGGAGGGTGGGTGCAATCCTGAAAGAGCCGAGCCAATGTCTGAGTCTGCTGCTGGTGTGTCTGTGTTGCGCGTGCGTGCGCTGTCGGTGTCGAAGTTGTCGCGGTTCCACAAGAATCCGCGGCGCGGGGATGTGTCGGCGATTGCTGAGTCGCTGGCGGCGACGGGGCAGTACAAGCCCATCGTGGTGAACGAGGGCACGCTGACGGGTCGGCCGTTCGAGGTGCTGGCGGGGAATCACACGCTGGATGCGGCGGTGTCGCTCGGGTGGTCGCGGGTGGAGGTGGCGACGGTCGATGTGGACGATGCGGTGGCTGCGCGGATCGTGCTGGCCGATAACCGGACGGCGGACCTCGGCGGGTATGACGATGATCTGCTGGCGGAGCTGCTGGGCGGTCTGGATGACCTGGTGGGGACGGGCTATTCGGACGCGGACCTGCGGGCGCTGCTCGCGGAGCCGGCGGGCGCGGGGCTGGACCGGCTGGTGGATCGGTTCGGGGCTGCTCCGCTGTCGGTGCTGTCGGCGCGCGGTGGGGACTGGCAGGCGCGTAAGCGGGTGTGGTCTGCGCTCGGGCTGTCGTCCACGGATGGGCGGGATGAGCAGCTTGTGTTCGACTCGCCGCAGACGCGGTTCCTGAACTGGTACGACGTGAAGAACGCGGCGGAGGCTGCGGCGGGCCACAAGCTGACGGACGCGGAGGTGCTGCGCGACCATGCGGGCGAGCTGCGCGCGGGCGGCAATGGCACGTCGGAGTTCGACCCGGTGCTGACGGAGCTGCTGTACTCGTGGTTCTCCGCTCCGGGTGCGCGGATCATCGACCCGTGGGCTGGCGGCTCGGTGCGTGGCGTGGTCGCCGCGGTGCTCGGCCGCGAGTATGTGGGCGTGGAGCTGCGGCCGGAGCAGATCGAGGCGAACCGGGAGCAGTTGCGCGTGATCGACGCGGCCGTGCGCGCGGGTGTCGCCGGCTCGGGCGGGACGGTGCCGGAGTGGGTGGCGGCCGGCGGGCTCGCTGCGCTCGCCGATGAGTCGTTCGACCTCGCGTTCTCCGCTCCTCCCCGGCCGGGCGAGGGCGCGCATGACGAGGACGGGGCTGTGGAGGTCGAGGTCGCCGGGGCTCCGGAGGTGCCGCTGGTGAAGTCGCCGCGGTCGCTGACGCCGGTGGAGGAGCACGGCGGGGTGCTGGTGAAGCGCGACGACCTGTACGGCGTGGGGAAGTCTCGCGGCGGCAAGGTGCGGTCGTGCTGGGCGCTCGCCGAGGCGGCGAAGAAGGCCGGCAAGCGGGTGCTCGTGACGGCGGGCTCGCGGCAGTCGCCGCAAGTGAATATCGTCGCCGAGGTCGCGGCTGCGCTCGGGATGCGCGCGGAGGTGCATGTGCCGAGCGGCGGGCTGACGCCGGAGCTGCTCGCGGCGCAGGAGGCGGGCGCCGATGTGGTGCAGCATGCCTACGGGCGGGAACTCGGTCATCATCGCTCGGGCTCGCCGGTCGGCGGAGTCAAACCCGGATGCGGTGGAGGTTCCGTTCGGGATGGAGACGGAGCTGGCGGTGTCGTGGACGGCGCGCCAGGTCAAGAACGTGCCGGCGGCCGTTGAGCGGATCGTGGTGCCAGTCGGATCAGGGATGTCTCTCGCCGGCATCCTCCACGGGCTCGCGGCCGCCGGACGCTCCGTGCCGGTGCTCGGCGTCGTGGTCGGCGCGGACCCGACCGAGAGGCTGGACCGGTACGCGCCGGAGGGCTGGCGCGAGATGTGCGAGCTGGTGGAGGCCGGCGTCGACTACCACGAGGCGGTCGCCGACAACCGGCTGGGCGAGCTGGTGGTCGACCCGATCTACGAGGGGAAGGCGCTCCCGTTCCTGCGTGAGGGCGACCTGCTGTGGGTCGTGGGGCTCCGCGGCTCGCTCGTCGGCCGCCCGTCCGTGTCGCTGCGCGTGCTGCCGGAGTGGGTGGAGGGCGAGTCGACGGAACGGCTCGCGGAGATGGACGCGGCGAGCTACGACCTCGCGTTCGGCTGTCCCCCGTACGACCTTGAGGTGTACTCCGACGACCCCCGCGACCTGTCGAACCTGTCGCAGGCGGAATTCGACGCGCAGATGCGGGTGAACATCGCCGAGGTCGCGCGGGTGCTGCGGCCGGACTCCTACGCCGTGTTCGTGGTCGGCTCGGTCCGCGACCGCCGAGGGTATGTGATGGACATGCGGAGGTGCATGAGCGAGGCTGCGGAGGCTGCGGGGCTCAGGCTCGTCAACGACGCCGTGCTGCTGACCCCGGTGGGGGAACAGTGCCATGCGCTCGGCGCGCGCGTTCACGGGCTCGCGTACGCTGACTCGTGTCCACCAGGAGGTGCTCGTGTACGTGAAGGGCGACAGGAAGCGTGCGGCGCTCCGCGTCGGCGATGTCGCTCCGGGTGCGCTCGCGGCCGTCGAGGTCGAATCGTGAGGGTGACGCTGACCGCCGACGAACGGGCGGCTCGCGCACAACGCGGGCTCGAGCTCCGGCGGGCGGGCATCCCGCTTGAGCGGATCGTGTCGGAGCTGGGGTTCAAGTCGGCGGAGGAGGCGGCGGTCGACATCCGGGCGGCGCTCGACGCCGTGGGCGTGATGACGGACCCGGAGGAGACTCGGCTGCTCGCGCTCGACCGGATCGACCGGATGATCGCGGGGACGTGGGCTCGGGCGGCGAAGGGCGAGGCGTCGGCGATTGACCGGGTGCTGCGGCTGCAGGAGGACCGGATTCGGCTGGTCGGCACGGCGAAGTCGACGGTGATGGTCGAGGCCTACGAGGCGGCGGTCGCGGCGCTGGTGCTCAAGCCGGCGGACGGCGCGCTCGTCGCGGCCGGTCATCGGCTGGCGGAGAGGATCGACGCGGCGTCGGGAACAATGGATCCGACTGCGGAGACGAAGGCGATGTACCTGATGCCGCATCTGATGACGGTGCTGCGCGAGCTGGGTGCGACCCCGGCCGCGCGCGCGTCGGTGAAGTCGGCGAAGGAGGAAACGGGTGGCAAGCTCGCAAGCCTCCGCGCGCAGCGCGACCGGAAGTCGGCGTAGGCGTCCGGCTCCGCGCGCGAAGAAGCGGATCGGGTGCGAGGAGCCGCGGCTGTGGACTCCCCCGCTGCGGCCGCTGCGGGACGATGTGCGGGACGCGTTCGGTGTCGTGGTCGAGGAAGCCACAACGCGCGGGTTCGAGGCGATCCGGTTCGCCGAGGACGTCATGGGCGTGGAGCTGTTCCCGTGGCAGAAGTGGCTGCTGATCCATGCGCTCGAACTGAACGAGGACGGCACGTTCCGGTTCCGGATCATCGTGCTGCTCGTCGCGCGCCAGAACGGCAAGTCGACGCTGATGCAGGTGCTGACGCTGTGGCGAATGTTCGTGGATGACGCTCCGCTCGTGATCGGCACGGCGCAGACGCTCGACATCGCCGAGGAGCAGTGGGCCGACGCCGTGGACATGGTGGAGGGCATCCCGGAGCTCGCCGATGAGGTCGAGAAGGTGAACCGCACCAACGGGAAGTTCTCGCTAGAGCTGCGGGCGCGTCGCCGGTACAAGGTGAAGGCGGCGAGTCGCCGCGGTGCTCGCGGGCTGTCGGGCGACCTCGTGCTGCTGGATGAGCTGCGGGAGCACCAGGTCTGGGACGCGTGGTCGTCGGTGACGAAAACGACAATGGCGCGCGCGCACGCGCAAATCTGGGGTGCGTCGAACGCCGGCGACTTCACGTCGGTGGTGCTGCGCTATCTGCGGGCGCTCGGGCACCAGGGGCTCGGGTGGCCGGACGGCAAGGAGGGGATCGGCGACGGGCTCGACCTGTTCGCCGGCGACGAGGACGAGCTGCCGGAGGAGCTGGTCGAGGCGCTGAACTCGCTCGGGCTGTTCGAGTGGTCGGCTCCTCCCACGGCGTCGGTGTGGGACCGGGACGGGTGGGCGCAGGCGAACCCGTCGCTCGGGCACTCAATCATGGAGTCGACTATCGCGTCGGCGGCCGCGACGGACCCGGAGCCCGTGTTCCGCACGGAGGTGCTCTGCCAGACCGTGGTCAACATGGCGCAGGGTCCGTTCCCTGCGGGCGCGTGGGAGGCGACGGTGCAAACGGTCGCGGACCGGAAGCGGCGCGGCGTCGCGCGCGACACGACCCGGATCGTGGCGTACTGCGTGGACGTGTCCCACGACCGCACGATGTCGTATGTGGCGCTCGCGTACTACGACGAGGAGGGGCGCATCCGGTTCGAGCTGGTGGCGAAACGCGCCGGGACGGACTGGCTCGTCCCGTGGCTCAAGTCCCCGGACCGGCTGGTGCCGGTCGAGTACCTGACGATGCAGACCCGCGGCGCTCCGGTGTCGTCGCTCGTGAAGGAGTTCACGGAGGCGGGGCTGACGGTGACGCCGTGGGAGGGCTCGCTGCTCGCGGCGTGGTACGGGGTGTTCTACGACCGGCTCGCGCTCGCGGTGCATCCGGAGCTGCCGGCTGTGACGATGACGCATGGTCCGCAACCACTGATCGACCTGGCTGCTGCGACGGCCGCGACGAAGAAGCTCGGCGAGGCGCTGGTGATCGACCGGGTGTCGTCGCCGAAGGACGCGGCTCCGCTCATGGCGTGCATCGGCGCGGTCGGGCTGCTGGCGTCGAACCCCGACCCGATCCCGGTGTCGGCCTATGAGGAACACGAACTGCTGGTCGTGTGAGAGGAGAGCGCCGTGAGCGCATGGAGTCGGGTCGCGCTGCTGCGGCGGGTGATCGTGAACCTGGACGACGGGTCCGCTCTGCGCGGGCTGCTCTGGCGGGATCGTGGTCCGCTGCTCGTGCTCAAGGAGGCGGAGCTGCTGCAGCCGGGTGTGGACTTCCCGGTGGCGCTCGACGGCGAGGCAATCGTGGAGCGGTCGCGCGTGCTGTACGTTCAGGCGCTGTAGGGGAGGTGGTGAGTCGTGGCATTCACGCAATCTGACGGGCGGTTGGTGGCGATCCACCGGCCGTCGTACTCGGCGCCGACGTCGGTGCGGCTCTCCCCGGACTACTCGGCCGACTACGCGGAGGTGTACGCGAAGCAGTCGCAGGTGCGGGTCGTGGTCGACTTCCTCGCGCGCAACGTGTCGCAGTTGTCGCTGCAGACGTTCTCGCGCGTCGGCGATGCCGACCGGCGACGGCTGACGGACCACCCGCTCGCGCTGCTGCTGCGGAAGCCGAACCCGTTCACGACGGGCACGCGACTGATCCGCGACACGATCAGCGACCGCGGCATCTACGACCGGGCTCTGTGGGTGAAGTCGTACCGCGACGGCGCGGCGGTGCTCTACCGCATCCCGCCGAAGCTGTGGGGCATCGACCCGAAGGACACGAACTGGCTCACCCCGTCGCACTTCCTGGTGAAGGGCGCCAATGGCGAGTTCGAGGTGCCGGCCGAGCAGGCGGTGTATTTCCGCGGGTTCAACCCCGAGGACCCGCGCGTCGGGCTGTCGCCGATTGAGTCGCTGCGGCGCGCTCTGTCCGAGGAGTGGGCGGCGTCGCAAATGCGGGAGCAGGTGCTCCGCAACGGCGCGCGCCACTCGGGGTACATCTCGCGGCCGGCGGACGCTCCGAAGTGGGACGACACCGGGCGGGCTCGGTTCAAGGCAGGCTGGCGCGGGCAGTACCAGGGGTTCACGGCGACGGAGGCCGGCGGCACGCCGGTGCTCGAAGATGGGATGACGTTCGTCCCTGCGTCGCAGTCGGCGGCCGACCTGCAGTACGTCGAGTCGCGGAAGCTGACGCGCGAGGAGGTCGCGGCTGCGTACTTCATCCCGCCACCGATGGTCGGCATCCTCGACCACGCGACGTTCTCGAACATCACCGAGCAGCACAAGATGCTGTACCAGGACACGCTCGGTCCGATCCTCGCCGAGTTCGTGGACGAGCTGTGGCTGCAGCTCCTCCCCGAGTTCGGCGACCCCGACCTGTACGTCGAGTTCAACATGCTTGAGAAGCTGCGCGGGTCGTTCGAGGAGCAGGTGTCGCAGATCCAGGCGGCGGTCGGTGCTCCGTGGCTGACGCGCGATGAGGCTCGGGCTCGGTTCAACCTCTCCCCGGTCGAGGGCGGCGATCAGCTTGTGGTGCCGCTGAACGTGCTCGTGGGCGGGCAGGCGTCGCCGAGCGATGTGGACTCCCAGGCTCCGGCCGTTCGCGCGGCAGGCGGGCGCACACGGCCGCGCGTGAAGGCTCGGCCGGAGGTGCCGTGGGTGCAGAAGATCGAGGGGGAGCTGCGGACGTTCTTCAAGCGGCAGGGCGCGGCGGTGCTCTCCAAGCTCGGCGCGAAGGCTGACGGCTGGTGGTCCGAGGACCGCTGGGACGGCGAGCTGACGGTACTGCTCTACAAGCTGTCGGTGGCTCTGTCGCCGATGGTCGCGGAGAAGGCGCTGGCGGGGCTCGGCGAGGACGGCGAGTACGACGTCGACCGGACGCTGGCGTACCTGCAGGAGGTCGCGTCGAACGACGCGCGGTCGATGAACGCGGCGACGAAGGCTGCGCTGGACGAGGCGCTGGACGGCGACGAGCCGGAGGCGGCTGCGGCTGCGGTGTTCGAACGCGCGGAGGGCTCGCGCGCTGCTGCGGCTGCGCTCGGGCTCGCTGCCGGCATCGCCGGGTTCGCCACGGTCGAGGCGGCGCAGCAGGTCGCGGGTGTCCGCAAGGCGACCAAGACGTGGATCGTGACGTCCAGCAACCCGCGCGCCGAGCACGCGGCGATGGACGGCGAGACGGTCCCGGTCGATGGGGTGTTCTCCAACGGTGCGAAGTGGCCGGGGGATGGTGTGCTCGGGGCTGACGGTACGGCCGGGTGCATGTGCGATGTCGAAATCGGATTCGAGGAGGTCTGAGATGTACCGTTCTGTTCTGCTCAAGAACATCAAGGCCGGGCCGGAGGACGACCTCGAAGAGGGGGTGTTCACGGCCTACGCATCGGTGTTCGACAATGTCGACTCGTGGGGCGACGTGATGCGAAAGGGGTCGTTCGAGCGCACGCTCAAGGAGTGGGCTGAGCGCGCCGGCGAGATTCCGCTGCTCTGGGGTCACGACACGCACGACCCGTTCTCCAACCTCGGGTTCGTGCGCTCCGCCGAGGAGGACGACCACGGGCTCCTGACGGAGAACGTGCTGGACCTCGAGAACCCGAAGGCGTCGCAGGTCTACCGGATGCTCAAGGGGCGCCGGATCGACCAGATGTCGTTCGCGTTCGACTATGTGAAGTCCGGCCGCGGGAAGCTCGACGGGGAGGACATCAACGAGGTGTTCGACGTCGACCTGCACGAGGTGTCGGTCGTTCCCTACGGCGCGAACTCGCGCACCGAAGTGCTCATGGTGAAGGACGCGTCGCGGCTCCTTCTCCGTGATGTGAAGTCCGGCAGGGTACTGTCGGCAAAGAACGAGAGTGAGCTGCGGGCGGCATACGACTCCATCGGTCGCGTGCTGTCGGCGCTCACCCCCGAAGACGAGGGCTCCAAGGCCAGCGTCACGGAACCGTCCAAGGACGACGACCCCGCTGCGGGCAAGTCCGATGAGGCCACGCCGTTGACGACCGCCCGGCTCCGTCTGTCCCTGGACCTGGCAACGGCCGAGTCCGAAATGCTGATCTAACGAGAGGAACCATTCAGCATGAACATCAAGGAGCAGATGGCGGCGGCGCTCAAGGCGGCGCGCGACATCGCAGCGAAGGCGGAGGCCGAGAACCGCGACCTCACGCCCGATGAGGTCGCCGAGGCCGGCACGCACCTCAAGTCCTACCAGGCGCTCAAGGCGCAGCTCTCCGAGCAGTCGGGATCGGACGCCGTGAAGGCGACCATCGCCGCGCTCGGGTCGGAGCTCGGGCTCGAGGCCGCTCCGGAGGGCGAGAAGCGCGAGCCGGTCAACTACGAACGGCCGCGGCTCAAGACCATCGGCGAGATGTACGTCGAGTCGCAGGGGTACAAGTCGCTGATGGAGCAGTACCCGTCGGGTGTCATCCCGCGGGAGGCTCGCATCTCGTCCGCTCCGCTCGGGCTCAAGGGATTCTTCGGACCCCAGGGCGCGAAGGCCGTTGTCACGGGTGCGTCGTCCACGTCGGGTGGCGCGTTCGTCGTCAGCGAGCGGACGGACATCTACGAAGGGCTCGGGCGTCGACCGCTGACGCTGCGCGACCTCGTGTCGGTGCGCCAGACGTCCTCCGACACGGTGGAGTTCGTGAAGCAGACCACGCAGACGTCGGCGGCCGCTCCGGTGGCTGAGGCGACGTCGGCTGCTGCTCCGACGCAGAACCAGACGACGGGTCCGCTGATCCTCAACGCCGGCGGCGGGTACAAGCCCGAGGGCTCCATCGCCTACGCGGTGGAGACTGCCACGGTGCGGACCATCGCCGAGTGGATCCCCGCCACCAAGCGGGGACTCGCTGACGCTGCTCAGCTCCGCGGTCTGATCGACCAGGAGCTGCGCGACGACCTCGCGGAGGAGGAGGAGGACCAGATCCTCAACGGCTCCGGCTCCGGCGAGAACCTGCAGGGCATCCTGAACACGTCGGGCATCCAGGCGCAGGCGTACGCGAACGCGTACTCTGGCGCGGGGCTCGACCCGCTGATCGAGACGGCGCTCAAGGGCAAGACGAAGGTCAAGACCGTGGGGCGTGCGACGGCGACGGGCTACCTGTTCAACCCGGCGGACTGGGAGAAGATTCAGCTCGCGCGGCTCGCCAAGAACCCGAACAACGAGGCGGTGGCTGGCAGCGTTCCGACGCTGCACGGTCTGCCGGTGGTCGAGTCCGAGGCAATCGCGGCCGGGGTCGGGCTCGTGGGTGACTTCCGCAAGGCGGTCATCTGGGATCGGGAGCAGGCGAACATCACCGCGACCGACTCGCACGCGGACTTCTTCATCCGCAACCTCGTGGCGATCCTCGCGGAGGAGCGGCTGGCGTTCGGCGTCACCCGCCCGGCCGCGTTCGTCACGCTCGACCTCACGCCGTGAGGTGACGGCGGTGGGGCTCGGGCTCGCGCTCGGGCTCCACCGCCGGCGCTGCTGTACCCGCTCAACAACCAGGAAGGGCTGAAAGCCATGAGCGATTCGAAGAAGCTGGACCGGTACGCCGTGACGGTGGGCAACCGCCGGGGGTCGTCCGTGACGGAGATGCTGCTGTCTCCCGACGACGCGAAGGCGCGCGGGCTGACCGACGCCGACAAGGTGTCGTCCCGGAAGGCGGCCGCGAAGCCGTCGAACAAGGCGGCGGCGTCGAAGCCGTCGACCAAGGCTGCGGCTCCGGCCGCGGCGCCGAGCAAGTGAACTGTGGGGAGGTCGTGCGATGAGTAACGCGTTCGCCAGTGTGTCGGACGTCGAGGAGCTGTCCCAGGGGCAGATCACCGCGACCTCCCACCCGTTCCTGCAGAAGGAACTTGACGCGGCCGCGCGCGCGATCCAGAACGAGTGCGGCTGGCATATCGCTCCGGTCCAGGAGTTGTCGTACGAGCGCACGTCGCGGCTCCCATCGGTGGTGTTCCTGCCGGCAACGCAGATCACCGAGGTGACGTCGGTGTCCCTCAACGGCGTCGACACCGACCTCGGGTTCGTGGAGTTCGACAAGCTGACAGGCGAAACGAACCTGTATGCGCGGGTGGTCGAGGTCGTGTTCTCCGCGGGCTATGCCACGGTGCCGGAGGACGTGAAGGCGTTGACGTGCGAGCTGGCTGCGGGCGCGCTCGGCGTCGCGCTCGGCGTGCGCTCGGCGTCGGCCGGCGGCGTGTCGGTGTCGTTCGCCCGCTCCGGCGGTGGGCTGACGGCCGAGGACCGCGTGCGGCTCGCTGCGTACCGAATCGGGTGGATCCCGTGATCGGCTCGCCTGTGGCGCGACACACGCTCGTGAGGCGCCGTGCGGCCGCGCAGAGCAACTCTCAGGGCGTGCCGGTGCGGATCTGGGCTGAGGCGGTCGACACGCCGCTGACGGGGTGGGCTCTGGATGCTGGCGACACGTCCGAGGACGGGGAAGGCCGTCCGGGCGTGGTGCTGCGGTGGACGGCTCGGGGTCCGTTCGGCGCGGATGTCGAGGAGACGGACCGGGTGCTGGTCGACGGGGTGGAGTACCAGATCGACGGCGGGGTGGTCCGCGTGCCGGGTCCTATCTCGGCGGTGTCGCACACGCGGCTGCGGCTGCGGCTCGTGAAGGGGTGAGGGCTATGGCTGTGACGCGCGTGAGGCTCAAGATGGAGGGCATCTCGAAGGTGCTCCGCTCCGCTCCGGTCCAGGCTGCGGTCGCCGAAGCGGCGCAGAAGGGCGCGGCCGCTGCCGGCGAGGGGTTCGAGGCGGTGGTCAAGCCGCACCCGTTCACAGCGCGCGCGTTCGTGCAGACGTCAAGCGCGGAGGGCCGGCTGCGTGAGGCGCGCGAGAAGGTGCTCGTGCGCGTGCTCGGGGCGATGCGCTGATGTTCCCGGACTGTGAGTCGCTGTACCGCGACTGGCTGATCGAGCAGGCTCCGCCGGGCGGCGCGGCGGTGGTGGTGCAGGTGCCGGCGGCGCGGCCGGCGCGGATGCTGCGGGTGTGGCGCTCGGGCGGGTTCGCGCTCAACCGGATCCTGGATCAGCCGATCCTCACGGTGTCGGCGTGGGATGCCGATGACTCTGCGGGTGCGTCGGCGCTCGCCGGCTGGGCGCGTGGTCGTATCCTGCGCTCGTCGGTGTCGCTCGCTCCTGTTCGGCGCGTCGAGGAGGTCGGCGCGGTGTACTACGACCCGGATCCGGATACGGAGTCGACTCGCTATACGTTCTCGTTCTCGGCGGTGCTGAGAGCGAGGTCATGACTGTGGGCAACCGCTCGCAGTCAACCGCCCGGCTCGGGCTCAATCGAAAGGGATCATTCTCATGACGCAGAATGCTGCTCTGGCTCGTGTGTTCGGGTCGGACAACGATTCGCTGCACCTGGCGCCGTATGGCACGGCGCTGCCGACCGACATCAACGGCGCGCTTGACGGCGCGTTCGAGGACATCGGCTGGCTGCACTCCGACGGCATCACGGAAACGCCGACCGGCTCCAAGACGGAGCTGCGCGGGCACCAGGGCCAGCGGGTGGTGCGGACGCGGATCGAGACGCCGGGAACGCAGATCAAGTTCCTGGCGCTGGAATCGAAGCCGCAGACGCTCGCGCTGCGCTACTACGAGAAGTCGGCGGCGGTCACGTCGGGTGTCCGCAAGGCGGTGCGCTCGCCGGGCCAGCGGGTGTCGCTGCGCTCCGCGGTGCTCGACATCTTCGACGCGGACGACATCACGATCAAGGAGCGGTGGGTGTTCCCGCGGTTCGAGGTCGTGCCGGACGGCGACCGGGTGCTCGTGAACAACGACATCTCGGCGTTTCCGTTCCTCGCTGAGGTGACGGCGGACTACGACACCTACTCGAACGCGGCCGCTGCCAAGACCGGGTGGACGCTGACGCTGACGGGCTCGCCGACGGGCGGCGTGTACACGCTCTGGCTCAACGGCATCCCGACGGCTCCGCTCGCGTACAACGCGAACCTCGCGGCGATCCTCGCGGCGCTCAACGCGCTGTCGGGCGTGTCGGGCATCTCCGGGATCACCGGCTCGGGCACGGGTCCGTGGACGATCACGCTGCCGACCGCCGGCGTGCTCTCCGCGACGCACGCGCTCACGGGCGGCACCGCTCCGACGGCGGCTGTCTCCTGATCGACGGGGGGTGCGGGGCTACCTGGCTCGGCTCCGCACCCCCTCTTCCCCCAACGAGCCAGAGCCAATGAAGGAGCCAGATCGTGGGAACGAAGCCGCAGGACCGCCAGCCGAAGAAGCCGAAGAAGCCGAAGGTGCTGGTGCTCGAGAACGGGGACCGGCGCGTGACGCTGCCGCAGTACACGGACGCGAAGGGCGAGCCGTTCGTGGTCGACGTGCTGGTGGAGGCGCTCGATGACTTTGAGCTGCTCGACAAGCTCGGGCGCATGGAGGAGGAAGTGAACCCGGCGCTCGTGCCTGGTGTGATCCGCACGGCCGTCGGCGAGGCCGGGTACGAGCGGGTGATGGACGTGCTGCGCGACGAGGGCTCCGGGCGGGTGTCCATCGGCGCGGGCGTGGAGTTCTTCAAGGCGCTGTTCGGTGCGCTGAACCCAAAATCCTGATCCTCATCGAGGCGTGGGTGCGGCATCGGCCGGCGCTGCGCGTGTCGATGAGGACGAGCTACGGCATCGACATCGCGGCGCCGGGCATGCCGCTGGGGGAGCTCGCGGATCATGTGATGTGGCTGCCGGCCGGGTGTCCGCTGTGGCAGTCGATGGGTGGGCCGGCGTCGGTGACGATGGAGGCGGAGCTGCTCCGCTGGATCGACTATCGGCTGCGGGTGCTCGCGTGGCAGAACACGAAGGATGCCAAGGACGGGCGCAACCCGCCCGCTCCGCCTGCTCCGCTGCGGTTCAAGGGCGAGGTGGATGAGGTCGCTGCGCGCGCGGCCGCGAAGGGCTCCGCGTGGGCTCGTCGTCAGGCGCTGCGCGCTGCGGCCGCTGCTCCCGAGTAGGGTGTCGAACGTCGAGGGGGTGAGCGGGTGTCCACTGAGGTCGCGGATGCGTATGTCGCGGTGTACGCGAAGATGCCGGGTGTCGAGAAGGACATCGCGTCGGCGCTCGACAGTCCTGGCGCTCGTCGGGCGGTCGATGAGGGTGGCAAGAAGTCCGGGAGGCGGTTCGGCGGTGCGCTCGGCGGTGCTGCTGTCGCCGGCATCGCTGCCGCGGGCGTCGGGCTCGCTATCGCCGGGCTGGTGGGCTACCTCAACTCGTCGGTGGACGCGGCGAAGGAGGCGCAGACGGCGCAGCTCCAACTCTCGACCGCCTATGAGAAGTTCCCGGCGGTCGCGTCGGTGTCTATCGAGTCGCTGCGCGAGCTGAACAACGAGCTGATGCGTAAGACGCGGTTCGATGACGACGCGCTCGCGTCCGGGCAGGCCACGCTCGCGCAGTACGGGCTGACGGGCGAGCAACTGACGAAGCTGACTCCGCTGCTCGCCGACTACGCGGCGCGCACGGGCAAGGACGTGACGGCGGCCGCGAGCGACCTCGGCAAGGCGATGCTCGGGCAGGGGCGGGCGCTCAAGTCGGTGGGTATCGACTTCGAGGACGCGGGCTCCGTCGCAGCCAACTTCGATCAGGTCATGGCGGGGCTCACGTCCCAGGTCGGCGGGTTCGCCACGAAGGAGGGCGTGACCGCTGCCGGCACGGCCGAGCGGATGAAGAACGCATTCGGCGAAATCCAGGAGACCATCGGCGGGGCGCTGCTGCCGGCGATTGTCGGGTTCCAGACGGCGTTCCTGGACAACGTGATGCCGTCGCTGCAGGCCGGTGCGGAGTGGATCGCTGGGGTGATCGGTCCGGCGCTCGAATCGCTCGGGTCGCTGTTCTCGTCGCTCGATGTCGGCGGGCTCGCGGAGCTGGCGGGCTACCTGTCGCCGCTCGGCATCATCTTCAAGGTGCTGCAGCCGATCCTCCCGATGATCGCGGACATGCTGGCACAGATCGCGTCGGTGCTCGGCGATGCGTTCTCGCAGGTGCTGCCGGTACTGCTGCCGGTGCTCGCCGAGGTCGTGGGGCTGTTCGGCTCGCTCGCGGCTCAGGTGCTGCCGATGCTGCTGCCCATCGTGCTGCTGATCGTGGACGTGTTCGCGGACCTGCTGGTGGCGCTCCTCCCCGTGGTGATGACACTGATCGACGCGCTGCTGCCGGTCATCTCGGCGCTGATCCCCGTGGTGGTCGCGGTGCTCGGGGCGTTCATGCCGCTCATCTCGGCGCTGGTCGAGGCGCTGGCTCCGATCCTTGAGGTGATCGCGGAGGCGCTCGGCGCGATCCTGGTGCCGATCCTCGACATCGTGATCGGGCTGGTAAAGCTGCTGGCGTCCGTCATCACCTGGCTGGTAAAGAACATCGTGGTGCCATTCATCCAGGGTGTGCTCATCCCCGTGGTGCTCAAGCTCGGCGACATCTTCAAGGCGGTGTTCTCCGGGCTCGGCGACTTCTTCGAGGGGCTGTGGAAGGGCATCGGGACCGGGTTCAAGGCAGTCGTGAACTTCATCATCGACCTCATCAACGGGTTCCTGCGCGGGCTCAACGAGGTGGGCAATTTCGTGTCGGACATCACGGGCGGCGCGGTCGACGTGAACTTCGGTCTGCTGCCGCACCTCGCCGAGGGCGCGACGGTGCTGCCACGTCGGGGAGGCACGCTCGCGGTGCTCGCCGAGGCCGGCCGGGCGGAGTCGGTGGTCGACACGGGGCTGCTGAACCAGGCGCTCCGCGAGGGGCTCGCTGGCGGCGGCGACGGGCAGGTGATGTACCTCGTGCTCGAAGATGGAACGCGGCTGAAGGCCTACGTCCGGCGCGAGGCCGGCGCGGTGGTCGAGGACGCGTCGGCTCGGTCGGCGACGCGGCTCGCTGCCGGTGGGAGGAGTGGGGCATGACGATCACGCTGACACCGCACGTCGATTTCGTGCCGGTCCCGCGCGTCGAGGTCGTGTTCGAGGACACGGACCTGCTGGGCGGCACGACGACGTTCACGCTGCGCGCTGTCGTCGGCGGCCGCTACTTCGACGTGCGGGGTGGCGTCAACCGCCCTGTGGGCTCGACTGTGGTGCTCACGGACTACCAGGCGGCATTCCAGGCACCCATCACCTACGAGGTGGTCTGCTGGGCTGGTGCGGTCGCGCTCGGCACGGTCGTGCTCGGCACGGTCGAGGTGGACTACGACGGGGTGGTGATCCAGCAGCCGCTCGACCCGAAGCTGTGGGCGCGGGTGACGCTGCTGCTCGGCACGGCGTCGGCGCTCGAACGCGGCGGCCGCGCGGAGCTGATGGAGCTGGATGGCGTGGTGCTGCCGGCTGTCGTCGGGTGGGGTCCGCGCGGCGGGCTCGTGGGTGTCCCGTTCCTGATCCTCCCGGAGTCGCTGACGCACGCGGACCGGCTGCAGGCAACGCTCGGGACGTACACGCAGCCGCAGCCGCAGGTGTGGCTGGTGCGGACGCCGGCGGCGTGGTCGCGGCTGCCGCGGCTGCTGTTCGCTCACCCGGCGGGGTTCCGCGAGGTCGACTACGACGTGATGCTGCTGGACGGCGAGGGCTCCAACGTGACGTTCGAGGCGTCGCTGTCGGAGGTGGAGCAGCCGGCTCCGGCGCTCAACGCCGGCGCGCTGCGCTACTCCGACATCGAGGCGGTCTACCCGAACTACTCCGACGTCGAGGCGTCGTACACGCTGTACTCGGACATCCTGCGGGACTCGGGGCTCGTCGGCGCGGCCGGCTGATCGGAGGCGTGATGCGCGACGCATCGGACAAGACGCTGGCGGTGCTCTCCTCCGCGGTGCGCGACTGCTGGTATGTCGCCGACCTCGTGTACGACGGGCAGATCGTGGCGCAGAACGTGGCGCTGACGCGGCCGCGGCTCCGGTGGGACGGCTCGGCGCAGGTGTCGGGCTCGGGCTCGGCGACGGTGGTCTGGTCCGACGAGCTCGGGCGGTCGCGTGTCCCCGAGGCGCCGGGCGACATGTTCGCTCCGTTCGGCGCGGAGCTGCAGGTGGATGCGTTCGTGTCTGCCGGCGTGCTGGTGTCCGAGCGGGTGCCGATGGGACGGTTCGTGATCGACTCGGTGCCGGCGGCGACGGCGGCGCTGCTGACGCGCGCGGTCGGCGGTCTGCCTATCTCGCTCGGCGACCGGATCGAGGTGTCGCTGCGCGACCTGTTCCGGCGGACGCAGCGGGACCGGTTCTCGGCTCCGGAGTCGCCGAAGTCGACGTCGATGTGGGATGAGGTGCAACGGCTGACGGGGCTGGCGGTCGAGCGGAATGTGCCGGACGAGTCGGTGCCGCTGTCGCTCGCTTACGACGAGGACAGGCTGAACGCGCTTGACGACCTGCTCGCGGTCGCCGATGCGGTGCCGCACTTGACGCCGGCTGGCGCGGTCACGGCTCGGCCGAAGGCGTGGCCGGCGGCCGTGGACGAGTTCCGGGGCGTCGCTGCTGCTCCTCGCGTGCTCGCGGCCGACCTCGTGTACAACCGGGTCGTGGTCGAGGGGAAGTCGCCGACTGGCGTTCCGCTGCGCGCGGTCGCCGAGGTGCGTGAGGGTCCGCTGCGGGTGGTCAACGCCGATGGGACTCCGAGCCCGTTCGGCGCGGCGCCGTACTTCTACCAGTCGGACTTCCTGACGACGATGACGCAATGCCAGACGACGGCTCGGGCGATGCTCGCGCGGGTGTCGCAACTGCAGAGCGTGACGCGCGAGGTCGTGGAGCCGCTGAACCCGCTCCGCGAGGTCGGCGACGTCGTGCTGCTCGGCTCGGTTGAGACTCGCATCCTCGCGGTCGAGCACGATGTGTCCACCACGAAGTCGACGGTGGAGGTGGCGCCGTGAACGAGGCCGAGGTGATTCTCGCGGGGCTCGACGCTCGAGCCCCGGTGGCGCTGCGGCGCGGTGTCTTCGTGGGGATGGACGCGCAGTTCGCTGCGCTCGTGGATGTGGGCTCGTCGCGGTTCTCGTGCGAGTTCGGCGCGGGGTATGTGCCGATGCCCAACGAGGCTGTGACGGTGCTGACGGTCGGTCCGCGGCACTTGCTGCTCCCCCAGGGCGCGAAGCCCGGAGAGGGCGTGGTGGCGTCGGTGACGGCACCCTACGCGGTGGTGACGACCGACATTGGCGACATCAAGATGCCGTATGTGGGGTCGGCGCCGAGCGCGGGGCAGCCGGTCGCTATTGGCTGGTCGAATGGTCCGCGGGTGCTCGGCGTGCTGTCGGCGCTGTCGACGGCGGATGAGGCTCCCTCTGCTCCTCCGGCCGGCGGGCTGAAAACGGTGACGTTCTACGCGACGCAGGCGGGCTCGACGGACCGGGGCGCTCCTCGCTGGTGGACGGAGCAGCCGTGGGCGTCGAACTCCACCTACGGGTTCTGGTTCTACGGGACGCAGCTCCGCGACACGATCCCGTCCGGCGCCACGTTCGTGTCGCTGCAGATGTTCATCAGCCGGGTGCAGGACCAGGGCGGCGACCCGCGGTTCGTGCTCCACAACGGCGTGTCGAAGGCCGGCGGCATCCCCAGCGTGTCGGCGTACACCGAGTGGGATCCCGCTCCGGGGTGGCAGACTCCTCCCGGTGCATCGTCGTGGTTCGCTGCTCTCAAGGGCGGCGGCTCGCAGCGGGGCATCGGGCTCAACCAGGGCGGGTTCAACAAGTTCAGCTCGCTCGCTCAGTACCGCGCATCCGGCGCTCTGAAAATCTCGTGGAGGCAGTGAGATGGGTAACACGCTCGGCACCGACGACCGGCCGGTCTACGACGACACCGGCGATCACGTCAACGACCTGCAGGCGGCTGCGGACTACACGAAGAAGCACGGGTTCGTGCGCTCGGGGACGGCTGCGGATCGCGCGGGGCTCGTGTCGGCGCAGATGCCGAACGGGATGCTGTTCACCGAGACGGACACGGGGCTGGTGTGGCTGCGGCGCTCCGGCGCGTGGATCATCACGGGCGGCCGCGCGGTCGCTGTGAACATCAACTCGGCGGTCGCGCAGGGGTGGTCGACGGGCACGCCGAAGTTCCAGTGGGGTGGCGCGGGCTCGATCATTGTGGACTCGGACGAGTTCTTCGACGCGGGCTCCAACACGCGGCTGACGATCCCGTACACGGGGCTCTACGACGTGGGCTACAACCTGCGCTCGTCGGGCATCATCGCAACCGCCACGGTGCTGTTCGTCAACGGGGTGGCGAGCTCGCTGGGCAACGGCGCGAGCGTCGGTGCGGGCGGCTCGGGCACGAACCCGAAGGCCGAGACGACGCTCGACCTGACGGCCGGCGACTATCTCGAAGTGCAGCACACGTCGGCGGCGACCGGCTCGGGCGCGTGGGTTCCGGCTCAGTGCGAGTTCCGGGCTCGGCTGCGCGGGATGCTCTGATGACTGGCTACTCGCGGCCGGTGACGGCTCCAATCAGCGACACGTTCGCGGGTCATCTGGACCGCGACCCGCCGAGCACGGAGCCGGGTGTCGACTACGCGTGTCGCGCGGGCATCCCGGTGCTCGCTCCTGCGGATGGGTTCGTGGTCGGCATCGACCGCGACCCGGCTGGTGCTGCGGGTCGCGCGATCATGATCAAGACGGGCGCGGACTACCACCGCGGGCTGCACCTGCTGCGCGTCGACCTGGTGCCGGGGCAGCGGTTCCGGCGCGGGCAGCAGCTCGCGTTGTCTGGCGCGTCGGCGCACGGGTCCGAGTGGGGTGTGGGTCCGCACCTGCATTGGTCGTTCTGGCGCGCTCCTGGCGGTGTCCCCGTGCCGGGTGTGACGCGGCCGCAGAACTTCGAGTTGTACGTCGGCGCTCCGGCCGGCGGCGGGGCTGTCCCGCTCCCTATCCCATCCGAGGAGGATGACATCATGTGCAAGGCAATCGGTCACTACATCGGCGGCGACGCGTCCACCCCGGCCGACAAGAGGGTGTGTCTGATCTACTACCCGGTGTCCGGGTTCTACGAGCTGTTCGGCGGCGTCGATCAGACGTACATCAACGACCAGGCTCGGGCTCACAACACGGGCAACTTCACGCACGTCACCCAGAACCACTTCAACACGCAGATCCGGCCGAAGCTGGACGCGCTGCTCGCCAAGGGGTGAGCGGGGTGGTCACGGCGTCGGCGGCGGATGTGACGTCCGGTCTGCCGGGGCTGTGGAACCTGGCTCCTATCCCCGCTCTCATCGGTGTGCTCATCCTGCTGTACTGGCTGATCGCGACGGGTCGACTAATCCCGAGGTCGACCCATCAGACGATTGTGGCTGCGGAACGCAAGCGCGGGGATGAGTGGAAGGAGACGGCGCTCTCCAAGGACGCCGTGAATGCCGAGCTGCTCGCGCAGAACGGCAAGCTGGTGGAGGGCAACCGTGTCACCGCAGCGTTCCTGCGTGCGGCGGCTCCTGGCTCGGGCGAGGCCACTCAAGGGGGTGGATGATGCCCATCTGGCCGTTCGGTCGCAACGGCGCCGACGAGGTGCCGGAGACGGACGATGTGGAGGAGGCGCGGGCGCAGCGCGCTCGTGCTGAGGCGGAGCTGCGTGCTGCGCGCATCCGCGGGTTCGGTGTGTCGGCGCTCGCGTCGGAGCTGGTGGAGCGGCGCGCTCTGAACCACTTCGGCGAGGCAATCCAGATCACTTTCACAAGGAGGGTGTGATGTTCGACCTGCTCGTGCTCGGCGACGCGATCCTGCTGTACGCGGCGGTGGTCACGACGGCGTTCGCGGTGGCGTACTCGTCGTTCTACAACTGGCGGTCGACGCCGGCTGGGCGGGCGCTGCTGTACTTTGTCTGCTCGCTCGTGATCGTGTTCCTCAACAACGCGGCCGCACGGCTGCTCGGCCCGGAGTACCCGGCTCGGGAGTGGGTGCGGCTCGCGGTGTATGCGCTCTCGGCGGCGGCGGCGACGCGGCTGCTGTGGGTGCTGCTCCGCAACTGGCGTCGGCGAGAGTCGTCGGCGCTGCACCTGAATCCCAAGGTCCGCAAGGAGGACGATATGGACGGTTCGAGGCAAGACCTCATTCTGGGCACGATCCGCACGGCGGTGCCGGCTGCGGTGGGCGCGTTCCTCGCGTGGCTCATCTCGCGCATCCCCGCGGTGGGTGACTTCATCGCGTGGGTCGACACGGAGGTGCTGGCGCTCGTCGCGCCGGGCGTGACGGTGCTGGCGGTGCTCGGTGCGCTCTGCATCGGTCTGGTGTCCGGCGCGTACTTCTGGGCTGCGCGTAGGCTCGGCAAGAAATGGCCGGTCGTGGAGCGGTGGCTGCTCGGCTCCGCTCGTCGCCCGGCTGGCTACATCGACCCCACGAAGGAGGGCTGAGCGATGCGTGACGTTGCTCTGACGCATGACGGAATCGCCGCGGAGCTGGCTCGGCTGCGCGGTGCGGGTGATCTGGTGGGTATCCACGGGGTCGTGCTCGCGGAGATGTACGGGCCGGACGGCGAGCTCAAGAACCGGGTGCTGACGAACAACCTGGTGACGGCGACCGGCGACCAGTACTTCGCCGGCCGGGCTGCGCTGTCGTCGGGGCTCCCGTCGCAGGTGACGGGGTTCCGGCTCGGCACGGGCTCGACGGCGGTCGCCAAGACGGGCGCGGGTGCGGCGATTGTGTCGTACCTGTCGGGGTCGAACAAGGCGCCGGACGGCGGGTATCCGACTGCGGTCGCCGGGGTGGCGACGTGGCGTCGGACCTACGCGGCCGGCGAGGCTACGACGGGTTCGGCGATCACCGAGGCGGTGCTGAACACCGACACGATTGCGAACGACAACGCGACGACGGCGACGGCAGCGAACACCATTGCTCGCGTGCTGCTCGCGGGGATCGGCTCGAAGGGCGCGGGCGACACGCTCACGCTGACGTGGGCGATCACCATCCTGGGAGCCTGACCGGCTGAGGGGAGCTGCGCGTGTCCTCCTACGTCGCCAAGGGTGCTAACGCGCTGGGCACCACGTCGTGTACTCCGGGCTACCCTGCGGGGCTCGCTGCGGGCGACATGATCTTGTGCGCGGTGCAGGCGCGCGAGGCGGCGTCGGCGGCCGCGTCGATGCCGGCGGGGTGGACGCAGCTCGCGGTCGTGGCGGGCACGTTCGGTTCGGTCGCGTCGGACACGGGTCCGACGAAGATGTGGTGGTTCACGAAGGACACGGTGTCGGGCTCGGAGTCGGGCACTGTGACGGTGACTGTCACGTCGGGCACGGTCTGCATCGCGTCGATGTTCGCGTTCCGCTCCGCCACGGGTGCGTTCGATGTCGCGTGGGCATCGGGCGAGGACACGTCGGCGGGGACGACGATCAGCGCGGTGTGTTCTCCGAACGGCGGGCTCGGTGCCGGGTGGATCGCTGCGGGTGACCTGCTGTTCGGGCACATCGGCAAGCCGACTGACGCGGGCTCCTGCTCGGCGCAGAACTTCGCGTCGACCGGGCTGACGATGGGCGCCCGCACTGAAGTGTGGGAATACTCCTCCACGAACGGCAATGACCTGGAGTCGACGGCGTTCCATGCGTCGGTGACGTCGGGCACGCAGTCGGTGTCGACGGTCACGGCGTCGGCGGCGGTCGGAACGTCGACCTATGGTCCGGCGCTCGTGCTCCGGCTGCGGGATGCTGCGGGCGGCACGGACTACGAGGCCGACCCGGAGGAGGCTGTCGGCGCGACGGACTCGGCTGCGGTGGTCGCCGATGTCGTGCGGGCTCCGGCGGACGCTGCGGGTGCCGGCGACGTCGTGTCGGCGGTCGCGGAGGTGCTGCGGTCCGCGGATGATGCGGTGGGCGCGACAGACGCCGTTCTGGCGGCTCTGGGGATGCCTAGGGCAGCGTCGGAGCCGGTGGGTGTCGTTGACGCGCTCACGGTCGCGGTGGGGCGCGCGGTGGCGGATGCTGCGGGCGTCGGTGACTCCGCGGTGGTCGCTGTGGCGCTCGTGCGGTCGACGGCGGACTCGGCGGGCGTGGTCGATGTCGTGGTGCTCGCGGTCGGGCGTGCTGCGTCGGAGGCGGTGGGTGCGGGTGACTCCGCGGCCGCGGTGCTCGGGGTGGTCCGTGGTCCGGCCGAGGCGGTGGGTGTCACTGATGAGGTGACGGTCGAGCTGGTGGGCTCCGGCTCCGTGTCGGCCGAGGACGGCGTGGGCGTCGCTGATGCTGCGTCGGTCGTGGTCGGCGCTGTGCGCTCGCCGGCCGAGGGTGTCGGGGTCGCTGACGCTGCGGGTGTGCTGCTCGCTGCGGTCCGCGGCGCGGCCGAGGGTGTCGGGGTCGCGGACGTCGTGGCTGCTGCGCTCACGGTGGCGCGCGCGGCCGCGGAGGGCGTGGGTGCGTCCGACGAGGTGTCGTGGGTTCTCGAGCTCGCTCCGGTCGAGGTCGCCGATGCGGTGGGCGCGTCCGATGAGGTCGTGGTCGTGCTCGTGTCGGGCAGGGTCTACCCTGCGGAGGGTGTGCTGGTCGGTTCGGCTGCGTGGGGTCCGGTGTTCGGGTCGGGCTGGATCGGTTCGTTGGAAGGTTCGCCGGGTGCCGGCGGGCTGCAGGGTTCGGTGGAGTCGGGCGTGCTGCGCGGCTCCGATGATGTTGGAGGGATTGTGCGATGAGTGACTTCTTGGATGCGGCGGTCGGCGATGTCGTCGCGGCTGCGCGGTCGCTGGCCGATGAGGCGGAGAAGGCGATCCGGGCGACGGAGGAGGCTGGTGCTGCGGCGCTCGCTGCTGCGCGGGCTGAGGCGGCGGTCGCTGCTGCCGAGGCGGCCGGCCGGGAGGCTGGGCTGCAGGCGGAGGTGCGGCGGCTGCAGGCGCTGCTCGACGGCGAGCCGGAGCCGGACCCCGAGCCGGTGCGGCGTGCTCCGCTGCTCGGCTCGTGCGCGACGGCTGGCGGGTTCTCGGCCGCGTCGGTGACGTCGGCGGTGCGGCGGTGGGCTCCGGGGCTCGCGGTGCGGCTGTTCGCCGATGAGGACGCGGGGCTCGCTCCTGCTCCTGCGCGCGGCGAGGCGGGGGTGCTGCTGGCGAGCTGGAAGCCGCGGGTGTCGGCTCCGCTGGATGAGGCGGCCGCGGTCCGCGCGGTGTCGACGCTGCGGGCTGGCGACCTGTACGGGTTCTGGCATGAGCCGGACGTGAAGAACCGCAACAACGGGACGCCGGTCGCGCCGATGAAGAAGATTGCGAAGGCCGGGCACGAGCTGCTGCGCGCGGAGCGGCCGGAGCTGTCGTCGTTCGCCACGCTGTCGGGGTGGACGTTCGACCCGACGCAGCGATACAACCCGCTGGACTACATCGACCTGGGCGCGTTCGATGTGCTCGCGCTCGACCTCGATGGGATCGCGGGCTACAAGGACTACCGGCCGGTGGTCGAGAAGGCTCTGGCGTGGATGGAAGCCAACGGCGTGACGCGGTGGACGGTCGCCGAGTACGGCGTGAAGCTCCGGTCGGGGTTCTCGTCGGCGCAGCGGCTGTCGTGGCTGCGGGAGCAGACGGACTGGCTGCTCGCGCTCGGCGACCGGGCTCCGGAGCACATCTGTCTGTACGAGGTCAACACGACGGCTGCGGCCGCGTACCAGCTCGACGCGGCCGAGGCGTCGCTGTGGCGCTCCTACGTCGTGTCGTCGGTGGTCGCGCAGGACTGATCCTCGCTGATCGAATCACTCCCCCACTCGTGGCTCCGGCTGCGGGTGGGGGAGTTTCGTCGTTCAACTGGGAGTTGCGGGAAGTTGAGTAGCGGTGGCAATGTAGTCCACGTCGGCACCCGGCCGGCTCTGATCTTGGAGGATCTGATGAACGCTCAGCGACGTAAGGACATCGCCGGCATCGTGGCGCGGCTCGCCGACCTTGAGGCGCTCCGTGATGCGCTGCTCGAAAGCATCGAGACGGTGCTGGACGAGGAGCACCCGCACGGTCACGCGGAGATTCTCGACCCCGAGGCGACTGGTCCGGTCCACGGGCGCTATGTCCCAGTGGGCAGCCCGCGCGGGCAGGCGCTCCTCCGTGCTCAGGCTGCGGGTGTCCCTCCGCTGCGGGTGTACCCTCCCGAGGGCCGCGACGACTCCGAGGAGCTGTCGTGAACGTCCGGGAGCTGATCGAGGCGCTCGGCGAGTTCGACGGCGACGTGGAGGTGCGGCTGGCGTACCAGCCGACGTACCCGCTGCAGGAGTCCGTGGGCGGGCTGGTGGCTGGCGTGGATGCCGGCGCTCCTGCTGGCGGCTGCGCGGAGTGCGAGGGCTCGGGCTGCGACGCGTGCGCGTGCGGCTCGTGCGAGGGCGACGGCTGCGCGGAGTGTGGCGGCTCCGGGCTCGCGCCGGTCGCGGTTGACGAGGAGGACCAGGTGGTGTTCCTGCTGTCGGGTGGTTCTGCCGGGCGTGGGTACGCGTCGCGGTCGCTGTGGGCGGAGGTCGGCTGGTGAGGCTCGCTATCGCGGACCCTCCGTACCCTCCGTTCGTGGGCTCGGGTGGTCGGAAGAACCGGGCGTCGCGCTGGTACGGCTCAGGGCAGCGGTCGGTGACGGATCGCCCGTCCGACTTCCACCCGGAGGCTCTCCTGTGGGACGACCCGGCGACGCACCGGGCGCTGCTGCTGCGGCTGGCGGATGAGTTCGACGGGTGGGCTATCGCCACGAGCCCGGATGGGCTGCAGGCCTACGGGGCACTTCCTGCTGCGTGCCGAGTGATGGCGTGGGTGAAGCCGAACGCGCAGCCGGGAGCGCACCGGCTGCGCTCGCTGTGGGAGCCGGTGATCCTGTTCCCTCCGGTCGGGCGTCGCTCGAACCGAGGGGGTGTCGGCGCGGTGCCGGATGTGCTGGTGGCTCCGGCTCCGCGGCGTGGGTTCATCGGTGCAAAGCCTGCGGAGTGGACGTCGTGGGTGCTCGCTGCGCTGTCTCACGATCCGGCGGTCGATGAGGTGGTGGACCTGTTCCGCGGTTCTGGCGCGGTGGGTGAGGCTGTCCGGGCTGCTGCGGAACTTTCTTGAAGTTGAGCCTTGTGGCGTGTCCGTGAGTCGTGCCAATGTAGTCCCATGAGCCACCCGGGCTCCTGATCTTGGAGGATCAAATGTCGAACAACACCATCCCCGCCGCTCCGGTCGCTGCTCCGATGTGGGGCGAGGAGGTTCCGGTCCGCGAGCGGTTCGCTCGCTCGGTCGCGGCGCTCACGTTCCACCCGGACGACGTTCCCGAGTTCGGCTGGGCTGACGTCATGGAGGTGCTGCGCGACCTGCTCGTGGACGAGTTCGACTGGGACGTCGTGGGTCCGCGCACGGTGTCGTGGGGCGACTCGCGGTCGCGTCGCTACTTCGAGGTCCGCGTGGACGGGTTCCGCGGGGTGTCGAGGTCGAGGAGTTCGAGGGTGGCGAGGTCGTGTTCACGTCGTCGTTCGCTGGCGCTCCCCGCGAGGTGACTCCGCGGGTGCTCGGCTACCTGGGCTCGCTGCTCTCCTGATCGCTGCGGCTCCTCTCCCACCCCGGCCGGTGGGAGGGGGGTCGGGACGCTCAGCTCCCAACCGAATCTGATCTTGGAGGATCAAATGTCTGCTGAAACCATCGAGTGGCTCGCCGAGAACACGCTGATCGGGTTCACCGAGAAGCGCGGCAACGCGTGGCACTACCGCGAGGGCAACGACAACCACTTCGAGGGCGCGGTGCCGCGTGAGCGGGCGGTGGCGCTGCTCTCCTACCCGCTGGCCGAGTCGGAGGCGCCGCGGTTCCCGGTGCTGACGGAGGACGGGGTGCGCGAGTTCGTGGGCACCGGCCGGAAGGGCATCGTGCGGCTCGACACGGGCGAGGTGCTGGGCGTGTTCAAGGACGGCTACCGCATCCACCAGCCGGTGGAGTGGACGGTCGAGAACCTGGACCTGCTGCTGGACGGCGGGCTCGCTATCGGCTCGGTGGTCGTGCTCAAGGGCGGCGCGGTGTACGCGGTGCAGGGCGAGTTGGAGGAGACCCGCGAGGCGGCGGAGGGTGTGAAGCACCGCCCGTTCATCCTCGCTGCGGGCTCGTGCGACGGGTCGCTGTCGTCCACGTATCTCGTGGGCTCGCAGGTCGTGGTGTGCGACAACACGCTGTCGGTGGCGCTCGGGGAGCGGGGCTCCTCTCGCGTCAAGGTCCGCCACTCGCGCAACTCGCTGGGACGGATCGGCGAGGTGCGCGACTCGCTCGGGCTGCTGGTCGAGCAGGCGGGTGACGCGTTCGACGCGAAGGTCGCCAAGCTCACGAGCGAGTTCGTGTCCGACGAGGTGTGGGGCGAGTTCGTGAAGGCCTACACGGGTGTCGAGGGCGCCAAGGAGGGCCGGTCGGCGACCATCGCTCAGAACAAGGTGTCGGCGCTCAACGGGCTCTGGAACCACGATGACCGGGTGGCTCCGTGGAGGAACAACGCGTACGGGGTGCTGGCGGCCGTGAACACGTTCGAGCACCACTTCGTGGGTGCGGAGGCGTCGCGGGCGCAGCGCAACCAGCTCCGGACGGTCGAGGGCGGCTGGGAGGCCGTGGACGCTCGGGCGCTGGCGCTGCTGGGGACGGTTCAGGTCTGACCGTGCGGCTCGTGCTCCGGGGGTGGGGAACCCCGGAGCGCGGGTCGGGCGAATCAGCCCGTTGATGATCTTGGAGGTCGTGATGGATGAGGTAACGCGGCGGGTGCGGCTGGTGTTCATGGGTCGCCGGCTGAAGGCGGCCGGTGGGCTCGGGTGGCTGTTCCGCGAGGAGGAGTCGGCGGAGGCACACTTCTACTCGAAGGCGCTGCTGCCGGGGCTCGTGGTCGGGACGGTGATCGAGGTGTCGATGACCGAGGATGACGGCGTGCTCCGCTCGGACCGGCTGGTGGTCGGCTCGGTCGACGGCGACGAGGTGCTGGGGTGGGCGGCGAAGGAGGCGGCCGAGGTGACGCTAGACGCCCGCCAGGCGCTGTCGCGGAAGGTGCAGCGGGGTGTGGAGCAGCCGCTGTCTGACGCGCTGTCTACGCTCCGCACGGCCTACGCGGGGCTGTCTGGTGTGGGGCGTCGGGCTGCGTTCATCGACTGGGTGAACGCGTCGATTCAGGGAGGGTGACGGGGATGGTCGAGGATGAGGTTCTGCTGACGGTCGCGGAGGCGGCCGCGGTGCTGCAGGTGCATCCGCAGACGCTGCGGGAGTGGGAGCGGGCTGGTGCGATTCGTGCTCGGCGGACGGTGGGTGGTCATCGTCGTTTCGCGCGGTCCGAGGTGGAGGCGCTGCGGGACCGCGGGATGGAGGCGACGTCGTGAGCGGGCTGGGGTCCGCTCCGGTCGCGGTGGTCGAGGCGCCGGACTCGGTGACGCACTTTCTGTGCGGCGAGGGGTCGCGGGCTGCGGCCGCTGAGGTGACGCACCACATCGGCGCCGATGCGCGGTGCGTGTACTGCCGGGTGACGCTGTCGACGCTGATCGAGGAGTGCGGGCTGTGATGGTGCGGGGGTTCGTGATGTCGGTGGCGGTGCTGCTCGTGCTCGTGCTGCTCGTGCTGCTGGCGTCGAACTGGGTGACGGGGTTGCTGCTCGCTGTGGCGCTCTGGCTGGTGTGGTTTGTGGTCGAGCGCCGTGCTCGGCTCATCGAGAAAGGGAAGAAGCGATGACGGATCCGATGGTGGAGGCGTTCGAGCGGGCTGGTGCGGCGGCTGTCGTGCCGCTCGCGGATGCGATGGAGGTGATCGAGCTGCTGCTGCTCGCCGCGGTGCCGGCGGCGCTCGCGGATGTGCCGATCCAGAGGGTGCGTGCTGCGCTCTGGTGGGCGGGGGACCGCGAGCTCGGCGCGGAGGAGTCGTGGACGGTCGGGATGCTGGTGCGCTATGCGCGGTCGGACGATGAGCGTCGGGAGTGGATCGGTGGCGAGTGGCCGGACGTGGCGTTCCTGTACGAGCTGCTGACGCAGCCGCTGGGTGGGCTGTCGGGCTCGGGGCTGGCGATGCTGCAGGCGTTCGTGGAGGCGCATGAGGCGGCGACGGCGGAGCGGTTCGGTCTGCCGGCTCCAGTGCGGGAGGTGCGGTCGTGAGCGCGCTGCGGCGGCGGGCTCGTGTCGCCGCGGTGCTCGGGTGGGTGTTCTGCGGGCTCGGCGGGGCGCTGTTCGGCGCGACGGTCGCGTGGGTGCTGATGGGTGACTGGCGGGTGTCGCTGTCGCTGCTGTTCGTGGCGGCCGCGGCGCTGCTGTTCGTCGGGCTGCTGTTCCTGCGTGTGGCGGAGAAGGCGGTCGCCGAGTTGGAGGCTGCTGCGCGGCGGGAGGCTCGCCGGTGAGGGTGTATTTCCGGGTCGATGGGGTGCCGGTGCCGCAGGGCTCCTCGCGGGCGTTCGTCGTGAAGGGGCGCGCGGTGGTCGCTCCGTCGAACTCGAATGTGCTCAAGCCGTGGAGGCGGAGGGTGCGGGAGGCGGCCGAGGCGGCGATGGGCGGGCGTGCGGCGCTGGACGGTCCGCTGGCTGTGATGTTGCAGTTCCAGGTGCCGCGGCCGGCGACGGTGACGCGGGAGTGGCCGACGGTTGCTCCGGACCTCGACAAGCTCGTGCGGGCTGTGCTCGACGGGCTGGTGGAGGGCGGGGTGATCGTGGATGACTCGCGGGTGGTCCGGCTCATCACGGAGGAGGAGTACGGGGCGCCGGGTGTGTCGGTGTCGGTGTCGGAGATTCCGGCGGGTTCGCTCGCCGGGCAGGTGTTCGCGGATGGTCCGTGGGCGGAAGGGATGGAAGTGGCATGAGTGTGCAGCTATCGCCGGCGAAGCCGGCGGAGGATCACAACGGCTTGGAGGCGCTCGCCGATGAGCTGATGAAGGCCGATGTGGCGGAGCCGGTGGTGGTCGTGGGTGTGCTCGCGCGCTCCAAGCGGGTGCTCGGCGACTCGGATTCGGAGGACTCGGACTACCCGGTGCTGCGCTGGGCGAGGATCGAGCCGGTGCTGGAAGGGGATCGCGAGGCGGCGGTCGCTATGGCGGACGCTGCGCTCGCTGCTCGCTCCGGCAAGGCGGCGCTGGAGATGCCCGCTGTGGAAGGTGCGGAGGAGTAGCGATGGATGGACGGGTGGTGCCGGCGGCGGATGGGAAGTCGTCGCCGGCTGAGGTGGAGGTGCGGCCGCTGACGCGGGCGGAGCGGCGGGCTCGGGCTCGGGCGGCTGCTGCTGCGGCTCCGCGGCCGTTCGGCGCCGACTTCGGGGTGCTGCCTGATGCGCGGGCGTGGTTCGCGTTCCGGTCGGCGGAGCGGGCGGAGAAGGAGGCGGGGTCGTGAGCGAGGTCGTGCGCGAGTTTGTGCGGCCGCGGTCGGTCGGCGAGGCGGGCCAGCTCGCTGACTCCGGGGAGGCGGTGGCGATGCTCGGGGTTCCGGAGGAGTGGTATCACGGGCGGCCGGAGGTGTCGTCGTCGCGGCTCAAGGTCATGCTGCGGTCGCCGAAGGCGTTCCGTGCGGCGCTCGCGGCTCCTCGCGTCGAGAAGGCGGAGTTCGATGTGGGGCATGCGGTGCATGCTCGTGTGCTCGGCGTCGGCGCTCCGGTGGCGTTGATCCCGGAGGAGGTGCTGGCGTCGAACGGTGCGCTGTCGACCAAGGCGGCGAAGGAGTGGGTGGAGGCGGCTCGGGCGGAGGGCAAGGTGCCGCTCAAGCAGCGCGAGTACGACCTGGTGGTCCGCGGTTCCGATGCGGTGCTGATGCACCCGAAGGCCCGGCAGATTCTCGAGCCCGAGGGGTTCTCGGAGGTGTCGCTGTTCGGTGCGGACCCTGAGTTCGGGGTGTCGCTGCGTGGTCGCGTGGATCGGCTGTCGGGGCTGCAGCTCGCGGACGTCAAGACGACGCCGAGTCTCGCGGTGCAGAAGCTGCGGTCGGTGGTCGATGACTATGGGTACGACCTGCAGTCGGAGATGTACCGGTTCCTGTTCGAGCTGGTGTTCGGCGAGGTGCCGGAGCCGACGGTGCTGATCTTCATGGAGAAGGAGGCTCCGTACGATGTGCGGGTGGTCCGGCTCGGGGAGGACTGGATCGAGGGCGGCTGGCACAAGTTCCGGGAGGCGCTCCGCAGGTTCGCGGAGTGCTCGGCGTCGGGTGTGTGGCCGGGCGTCGATGAGGTGGGCGAGATTGAGGAGCTGGTCCCGGCTCCGTGGTACTCCGCGCGGGTGGCTGCGCGGGCTGAGAGCTTGGAGGGCTCGCTGTGAGTGAAGTGGTGGTTTTGGAGCGGTTCGGTCTGCCGGAGTCGACGGATCGGGATGCGTGGTCGGACGAGGAGAAGGCTGCTGTCGAGGCGGCGGGGCTCACGTTCTCGTTCTCGTATGGGGACCGGAGGGGGGAGCGGGTTCTGGCTCCGCGGGCGGTCATCAACCAGTTCCTGCACCTGGCGCAGAAGTCGGGGCTGGACCCGCGGGCGCGGCAGTTGTACTGCATCGGTCGGCAGAGCGGTGGCGGGGTGGAGTGGTCGATCCAGACGGGCATCGACGGGTTCCGGCTGGTCGCTGACCGCTCGGGGAAGTACGCCGGGCAGGAGCCGGCGGAATGGCTGACGGCCGATGGGCAGTGGGTGACGACGTGGATCGCGGAGCTCCACGGGCAGCGCGACGATCAGGGGAGGGTGGCGGCGGACGCTCATCCGCTGGCGGCTCGTGTCGCGGTGCATCGCCATGACTGGTCGCTGCCGGCGGTCGGGATCGCGACGTGGGACGAGTATGTGCAGCGGAAGCACAACGGCGATGTGACGGCGATGTGGCAGGCGCGCGGTCCGGGCCAGTTGGCGAAGTGCGCGGAGGCGCTGGCGCTGCGGAAGGCGTTCCCGCTGAACCTGTCGGGGCTGTATACGGCGGAGGAGCTGGGTGGCTCGGTGGCTGCTGCTGCGGCCGCGGGTGATGAGGGTGTGGCGGCTGAGGTCGTTCCTCCGTCGCAGCGGTCGCGGGTGGCTGCTCTACGCCCGGCTGACGCGTCGGTGGCTGCGGATGGTCCGGTAAGCCCAAGTGACGACGAAACGGCGGCAGATGGGCGCACGGCGCCGGACGTGGCGGATTCGGGGCTGTTCCCGTGCGCGCGGTGCGGGGGGGTGGCTGCCGAGGAGGAGGGGCAGTTGTGTGGTGCGTGCGAGGTCGAGGTTGAGGCTGAGGTCGCTGCGTTCGAGGGCGGGGTGGAGTGATGGTGCGTCGGTCGGCGGCCGCGGTGGCTGCTGAGGTGGCTGCTGTGCGTGCGCGTTCGTCGGCGGCCGCGGCTCGGGCGGTCGCTGCTGCTGGGGTGTCGTCGTGTTCGTATTGCGGGGCTGCTCCGGGTGAGGCGTGTGTGGTGACGCTCGCTCCCGAGGTCGGGCCGTTGTCGCTGCCGTGGGCTCATGCTGCGCGGCTGGGAAGGGGTGTGTGAGGTGGCTGTGTTCGAGCTGTCGAATGTGGAGATGGGCGAGTTCGTGTCGTCCGAGTGGCACTGTGAGGACTCGGGGGTGACGCTGATCGTCGTGGAGGACAGGTCGGGGTCGCTCGTCGGGTTCGGGTCGGCGCTGGATGCCGATGTGGAGCCGGCGTCGGTGGCGTGGACGGTGAACCTGGACCTAGCGGCGGCGCTCGGTCAGGCCGCGTCGGCGTGGCTGGGGTCGGAGCAGTTGACGCCGGCTCGGGTCGAGTGGGTGCCGCTGGTCGAGTTCGGGCTCGCGGCCGACGCGGTGCCGGCGGGCTCCTCCCCGGTGCAACCGGTGGATGAGACGTTCGGGTGCGGGGACGTCGCGCTGTCGTTCGCTCGGGAGGCTGCGGACGTGACGGGCCGTCCGGTCATGGCTCGGCCGTTCACGCCGTGGGCGGTGCTCGGCGATGGGTGAGGACTACACCTACGCGAATGTGTCGTCGGTGCTGCGGGCGACGCTCGGGCTCGGGGCGCCGGACCTGGACAACCCGCTGCATCGGAAGCTGTACGACACGGTGATCCAGGCGGGGACGGGTGCGACGCTCGGGCAGCGGGTGGTCGCGCTCCGGTACGTGTTCAACTGGGAGCTGCTCGACGCTGGCCGGACGTTCGCCAAGGCGAAGGCCGACTATGAGCGGGCGTTCGCCAAGGCAAAGGTGCTCGCGCTCGCGGAGCCGAAGATGAGTGTGGCGAAGGCAGAGGCTATCGCCGAGGCCAACGACGAAATCTACGAACTCAAGCTGGCGTACCTGCTGGCGGAGCAGCGGGAGCGGGCGATGCGGAAGTTCCTCGACACGCTCGACGCGGCGCTGGAGAACCACCGGACGGATCGCGCGGACCTGCGGGCTGGGGACCGGGCGTCGGCGCAGGGCTACTCGGGAGGTGCGTGATGTGCGCTCGCTGCGGGTATGGCGCTGCTCCGGCGGTGGAGTGCTCGGACCAGGCTCCGGCGGTGTCGTCGGCTGAGTGGTGGGTGGAGGAGGGGTAATGGACCCGCTGGTGATGGAGGTGGTCGAGGAGGAGCTGGTTCTCGACAGGCTGGACTTCCCTCTGCTGTGCGAATGGGCGGAGGGTGAGGCGGGTGCTCCTGCTCCGCATCCGGCGGAGCTGGCGGTGCTGTGCAAGCGGTGCCGGCTGTCGGCGCTGATCTGCTGGATGCACTTCCTCCAGGAGAACCGGCGGAGCGAGGCGCTGCACGCGTCCAAGCCATCGTTCCGGGTGATCTGCAAGCGGTGCGGTGCTGCGGCTCCAACCGTCGATGCGCTGGTGGACAAGGTGCCGCTGTGAGCGCGGCGGAGGTGCCGGTGGAGCCGGGCGTGCGGGTGCGGGCTCGGGTGTATGCGCGGGACGGTGGGGTGTGTGCGGCGTCGCGGCCGGCGTGCTCCGGTCCGGCGACGATCCAGCACCGTAAGAACCGTTCGCAGGGCGGCGGCGGCGAGTACGAGAACCTGCTGACGATGTGCGCGGGCTGCAACGCGGCGCTTGAGGCTGACGCGGCGTTCGCGGAACTCGGGCGGCTGCTGGGCTGGAAGGTGGAGGGCTGGGAGGAGCCGGCCGCGGTGGCGGTGTTCATCCGGTCGGAGTTGGAGTGGCGGCTGCTGGATCCCGTGGGTGGGTTCGAGGTCGTGTCGAGTCGTGGCGGCCGGGGTG